CCGGGTATAACCCGGAGTTTTGGGGCAGGTCCAAGCCCCACATAGGAACATACGATCCACGGATCGTGTGTTCTTTTATGCTTTCTAACCTTACCCTTTGTAACCATTACGCTTTACGCCGCATGGTGTTTGGCGGCACCATGACGTGGACAAGAGGTTACGCCATTACGATATGTACCCTCCCCTTTTGGGGAGAGACCGACCAATTATGGTACAGTATCCAACTGTATTGTGGTCAAGTACTTCTGTTTCCCCGGTGATGCGGGATAGGCTGTACCCACGGCCAAAACCTGCTGATCCGTTACCCGACTCACATCTACGAGGAGGCTAGTAAAAGGCATGAAGTTCAAGAGTATGATCCAACCAGATCCCCACTGGTAAACTAGTGATGAGGGTTCCCGTTCCGAACATGGCAACATGTGGGTTCCCTGCGTTGGCACTAGGCCCCTTCCGAGGGGTGCTCTGAAGATGGATTGTTGATGAAGACCAATTTGTGCATGTGTTTATCCTCCGGCCCTCTGAATGCGGCTAATCCCAACCACCGAGCACATGACAGCACTCCAGCTGCTATTGTGTCGTAACGCGAAAGTTGGTGGCGGAACCGACTACTTTGAGGTGTCCGTGTTTCTTTTATTTTCTTATTTGTTATTTATGGAGACAAGAAGAGTGAGCAAGATGATGTGCCCAGTTGTTTCTCAAAAACCAATCCTTGAAGTTTTCCTATCTAAAGATGGTGCCCAAAGACAAAATGTCTTTGTGTTTGGTAATAAGATTGTTAAGAAAAAGACCCTGAGTTGGCAAAGAAGCAAGACCCAACGTGCAACTCAGCGTGGATTATCACAATCAAAACCATATACAGGTAACAAACCACAGGGTAGTTACACCAATGGGAACAATAATCTAACATATCAAGTCAACTACTATGGGCATGATTATGCTTCAGCTTCATCAGGAGCAACAACTCAGATGGATCCATCTGCCTTCACAAAGCCTATGGCTGACATCCTGGCCGGGCCTGCCCTAAAGTCCCCAACAGTGGAAGAATGTGGTTATTCAGATAGGATAGTTCAGCTGACCATGGGAAACAGTACCATAACCACACAAGAAGCGGCTAATGCAGTTGTGGCTTATGGTGAGTGGCCAGAGTTCTGCGATGGACTGGGTGAAGCAATCGATAGGTCAACTGTGCCTGGACCTGCTGTGGATCGGTTCTATACATTAGATTCTATTTCCTGGACACAATCCTTTCCCGGCGCATGTTATCGTTTCCCGTTGTGCCTATCTGAGTTAGGGATGTTTGGACAAAATGTTCAATACCATTACCTAATGCGGAGCGGGTTCATAGTGCATGTGCAGGCTAATGCAACAAAGTTCCACCAGGGGATGTTGATGGTCGTGGCCATTCCAGAGTGTGAATTTGAAGACTCCACAGCAAACCCCCCGGTTGATGGCCTGACAGACTTCTACCAAGTGAATGATAAATGGAACAGGTTGTATCCCCGCTTTCAGCTCACCTTGTTTCCCCACCAGTTTATAAATCTGAGGACAAATAATTCTGCAACTCTGGTTTTGCCTTATGTTTCAAATTGTCCAATGGAAAATGTGTTATCCCATTCTTACTGGACCATCGCCATAATCCCAGTGGTAAACCTTTCGTACGCCTCTGGTAGCTCAACAAATGTTCCCATTACTGTGAGTGCAGCCCCAATGTACGCACAATTTAATGGTCTGAGAGCCCCAGTGACACAGGGCGTGATGACAGCCCAAACACCCGGGTCCGGGCAGTTTGTGACTACCATTCACAATTCTGGCTTTCCAGTATATCCTGAGTTTGAGTCAACACATGGTCAGCATATCCCAGGAATGGTGTCAAACTTATTGCAGGTTGCACGAGTGGATACTATGGTAAATTTTTCCACATCAGGAGGCCCAACCAATCAATTACTGCTTACATCCAGTAGCGCTGCAGGGTCAAACATTTTAACATGGGAGATGGATCTGACCCAGAGATGGGCAGAGCCAACGTACCTTGGAAGATTAGCCAAGTGGTTTGTCAATTACAGAGGGTCATTAAAATTGACATTTGTGTTCTGTGGCTCGGCAATGCACACTGCTAAAATATTGATTTGTTATACACCACCAGGTGTTGCTGCCCCTACAACTAGGAAAGATGCTATGCTTGGAACACATATTGTGTGGGACATAGGGTTGCAGTCTTCAGCTACTCTCGTTGTCCCGTGGATTAGTCAAACCCAATATAGATATACAGAGGTTGATAATAAATTTTCAATGTCTGGTTATATTACCATGTGGTATCAGACGGCATTGGTGAACCCAGCTGGTGTCAACAATTCCGCCTACATAGTGGGGTTCTTGTCAGCGTCCGATGACTTCCAGTTCAGAATCCCCACTGACAATGCATATTTCCAGGGACTTAATAGTGAACTAGGAAGGGACATAACTGGGCATACAGAAAAACAGATTGAGGATGTGACATCAATGAAACCAGGATCGGGGGACACCCCCTCTGTCACAACTGGGGAGAGTGCTGCCCTAACAGCAGTTGAGACTGGGGCAACAGGGGGCGCTGAAGCCAATTTGCTGATGGAGACAAGGTTAACGAAACCCTCGTTTTCTGGAATGGCAAGTGATGTTTCAAATTTCATGGCAAAATATGCACTCATCTATGAAAATTCCTCCCATTTTGGGAGGTGGCAGTCATCTGGTGGTGTGTATGAAGGTAACGCATTTAACGTGGCCTTGTCACTGGACACCTTGGAGGCAACTGCAGCCCTCAGAACGAAGTTTGAGATGTTCACTTACACGAGGTTTTCCTTAGATGTGGTAATAATCATGGATGCTTATCCGACCTCTAAGTCTGGGGAAACTGATAACATCATTCAGCAAGGCACCTTCAACTTTCAGGCCTTGTATTGCCCACCTGGGCTCCAACTCCCACCACTAACAATGCAGGAAATGGCCACTAATGATAAAAGATGGTATATGCCAACAACCCCATCTGTTTATTTCAAGAATGACCAACCTCCTGCGACAATGAGAATACCATTTATCAGTGTTGCTAGTGCTTATGCTGTGTTTTATGATGGATATGCCAACTTTGACTCAACTGCAAACTACGGTGATTTCCCTGGCAATGGCTTAGGCAATATTTGCATTAGACCACTTTGGAGGCCTGAGACAGCGAATGTTGGAGCCATACGCTGCACCGTTCGTGTATTTGCCAAGCCCATGCAGTTCCAGGCGTGGATTCCACGACCCATTCGGCCTAACAACACAGGAACCACTCGTCGAATCATGGCGATGAATGTGATGCCAAAAAGGAATCACTCCTCCAGAAGGCCTAGGAGGCAAGTAACACCAAATTGGATTAAGAAGGTGATGGAGCAGCTTCCAATCCTCCATACTCAATCAGGAGGGATGCATGTGATTCCAATTGCTGATGACAAGGTGATTCTCCCCCTCCACTGGTATGTTGCTGATCGTCTACCCTTACAACTTTTATGGGTAGACGACAAGCATGACCTGGTGTGTTGCAGAATGTATACCAATGACCAGCCCAAATTATGCGATTGCACTGAGGCATATTACACCTGTAACAGAGCCATGTTTGGGAGATCTATAAAGTATGAATCCAGCTCATGGACATCAGTCATTGATGTTGATTCGGAGACTGTTGGCCCTCATGAGCAGGAGGATTTGATTTCCTGTAAGGGGGAAATCCCATTCGGCTGGTGTGGTTCCCCACTCTTCTGCAAACATGGGATTTGTGGAATAGCTACAGCTGCTACTTCAGATGAGTCACATTTCACTCACCTTGCATCAGTTGATAAGATTACCATCCTTCCTGAGCCATCAAAATGGTCATCGATTGGTAATGTAGCAGAAGCTGATGAGCAAGGCCCATGTGACTGGGCCGCCGGAATTGCTGAACAATTGGGTAGTGCTTTTGGTGGAGGCTTCACAGACAAGGTATCCCAACAGGTCAGAGAAACAGTTAAGAAGATTCCTAATCCATCTGATGGAATGACAAAGAAGTGTATATCCATGCTGGTCAAGGCCATTTGTGGAGCTGTTTTGATATCCAAATCCTATGATGCTTCAGCAACGGCTGCGTGTGTTGGAGTGATGCTTGGTATTGACCTGTTAGTGGAATCCCCTTTTGACTGGCTCAAGAAAGAGTTAAGGAAAATTCTTGGAATCAGAGAACCTGAGGAACAGGGCTTTGTTGACTGGGTCAAGGACTTCAATGCTTGTGCAACAGCTGCAAAGAGTTTGGACTGGATTGGAGAGAAGATCCAGAAGTTCATTGAATGGATTAGAAAACTCTTTGAGAAAGAGTCACCAGCAAGAAAGAGGTTTAATGAACAGTTGCACAGGTTGCCAGATCTTATGAAGTCCATTGACAGAGCTCTGGCAAATAGGGGTTTGTTTTCTGATGAGCAACTTTTGAGACTCATCCAAAACATGGAGACACTCAAGTTGGGAGCTGAGGTGTATGGTGTGGAGAGGAATTTTGCAACCACCCAGATTGTCAGATACTACAACAAGTGCCAGGAATTGAGAAAGTCACTCGCATCAAACAGGGTTGAGCCGGTTGCAGTTTGCTTCCACGGCACACCTGGTTCAGGTAAGAGTTTGTGCACTCAGATCCTTGGCAGAGCCCTGTGTGAACACCATGCTGGAAAGATCTACTCCTTGCCACCTGATCCTAAACATTTTGATGGATATGCTGGGCAACCAGTGGTGATAATGGATGACATTTGTCAGAACCCTGATGGTGAAGACATGAAGCTGTTTTGCCAGATGGTCTCAACAACTGAATTCTATCCTCCACTGGCCTCACTTGAAGACAAGGGGACACCTTTCAAAAGCAAGTTTGTCCTTTGTTCCACAAACCAAGGAATGTTAACTCCACCCACAGTGGCTGAGCCTGAAGCCATTGCCAGAAGAATGTTTATTGACTGTGATATTCACATTGCCAAGGAGTACAAGGTGGCAGGCAAGCTTGATGCTGCTGCTGCTCTCAAACCATGTAAGGACCATGTCCCCACAGTGTTCAGGAAGTGCTGCCCATTGATTTGTGGTAGAGCTGTCAATTTTAGAGCTAGGAACTCAACAGTCACATACACTTTGGACCAAATTGCATCCGAGGTCCTAAGGGAAAGGGCAAAAAGGGAGACAACAGGGGACCTTCTGGAACAGCTGTTTGCAGTAGAGCAAGGACCAAGTCTTGATGAGGGCCAGTGTCCAGACTGCCCTCAGGGCATTTGTCCGAAGGGTCAGTCGAAACTTCATCACGCCAAGATGATCCCAGATCCTGAAGAATGGCTTCAAAGTGAGTGGGACGAAGAATCATGCGTCCTCCTTACCATGGAGGAGCAAAAGAAAGCAGGACTGGTCAAGGAGCAGCCTTGCCCGAAAGAGATTGCTGACCTACTGAGGGCTGTTCCCAACCAAGAAGTCATTGACTACTGCATCAGTCAGGGGTGGGTCATCCCTGATAAGCAAAAGTACAAACTTGTGAGAGAGTCAGTGTGGACATGGACAAACAGAGTGGCAGGGGTGTTAAGTATTCTTGCTGCCGTGTCATCAATTGCAGGGACAATCTATCTTCTATATAGACTGTTTGCTGACAACCAGGGCCCTTACTCTGGGACCCAACCCAAACAGACCTTGAGGGCACCAGTACCTAGAGTTGTGGTGCAGGGACCAAGTTGTGACTACGCTCAGAGTATTCTGAGGAAGTCACTCTTTGAAACCAACCTGAAAAATGGACCCTTCACTGCTGTTGGTCTTTTCAATAATTGGCTCTGTCTCCCAAGACACGCAGAGGTTGGGGATGAGATCCAACTTGATGGTACACCGTTTAAAGTGATTGATCAGGTATTCCTTGAGACTGCTGAGGGAGAGCTCGAACTACAGTGCTTAAAAATAAACAGACCAATCAACTTTCCTGATCTAAGACCCAAACTCCTTACTAAAATGGAGGATGTGAACGATTGTTGGCTTAGTGTGAACGCTGGCCACTTCAAGGGGATGGTCTGTCCAGTTGGGAAACTGAAAAGATGGGGCAGGCTGGTCCTATCAGGTAGAAACACCACCAGGACAGCAATGTACAGTTACCCAACAAAGTCTGGACAGTGCGGCGGGCTCGTCACATCTTGTGGTAAGGTGATTGCCATGCATGTTGGAGGTGATGGGACCAGGGGCTATGGGACCTACCTACTTAGACACTATTTTGATGGACTTGACAAAGCAACGGAACAGGGACACATTGTAGAGCAGAAACCCTCAAAGGTTCAGATTCACCACTCAACAAAATCCAAACTGCGACAATCAGTTTGGCATGATGTTGTCCCTGGATCAAAAGAACCTGCAGCACTATCACAAAAGGATCCTAGACTTGAGGTTGATCTAGTGAGTGCGATGTTCTCAAAGTACTCCCAAAATGAGGAGGAAATAGAGATTACCCCTCACATGAAAGAAGCAGCTAAGTACTATGCAGCCAAGGTGAAACCAATTTTGCCAGATAATGTGACTGATCAGATCAGTCTGGAAGAGGCCGCATATGGAATGGAGAACCTTGAAGGATTGGATCTAAACACAAGTGCTGGATACCCATATGTGACAATGGGTATAAAGAAAACACAAATCCTTGACAAGGAGACAAGAGATACAACAAAGTTGCAGAGAGTTCTTGATGAATATGGAGTGGACTTGCCCTTCGTGACCTACTTGAAGGATGAGCTCCGCCCAATTGCCAAGGTGAAGGCTGGTAAGACCAGATTGATTGAGTGTTCCTCGATGAATGATACCATCAGGATGAAGTTGACATTTGGCAGGCTTTTTGCAACTTATCACCAAAACCCAGGGCCGGCAACTGGATCGGCAGTTGGGTGCAATCCAGACATACACTGGACAAAATTCAGGGCTGAGATGGAAGGCGAGATTGTGGCTTTTGACTACTCAAATTTTGATGCTTCGCTTAACAAGTGTTGGTTTGAGTGTCTTAAAATAGTCCTGAAAGAGTTCGGCTTCAGTGATATGCGTCCCATAGACCACATCATTCGTAGCCGGCATTTGTACAAAGGGGAAGAGTATGTCGTCGAGGGCGGGATGCCCTCCGGCTGCTCCGGGACTTCAATTTTTAATAGTATAATTAATAATATAATCATTATGACATTGGTGTTGGACGCCTATAAAGGCATAGATTTGGATCAATTGAGAATTTTGGCTTATGGAGATGATGTCATTGTCACCTATCCTTATGCTCTTGATGCATCACTGCTGGCAGGATGTGGCAAGAAGTACGGGCTCAAGATGACGCCTCCAGATAAATCAGCTGAGTTCAAGTCCCTGACATGGGATGATGTAACCTTTCTCAAGAGAGGTTTCAAGCCAGATGCTCGTTATCCATTTCTGATCCACCCTACTTTTGATTTAAATGAGATTTTTGAATCATTGAGATGGACCCGTGATCCAGCGCACACTCAAGAGCATGTGCGTTCCCTTGCTGAATTGGCATGGCATTCTGGAAGAGAGGAGTATCAAAAGTTCTTGGACACGGTAAATCTTACAAATGTAGGCAAAGCCTGCATTTTGCCACCATACGAAACCTTTGATCGTATGTGGCTTGATTCCTTCTAACTGTCTTTATAAACTTTGCTCTTGTAGGTAGTTAGGATAGAATAAAAGTAGTTTATAG